GGGTCCGTTACAGATTGTAAATCTTGCAATTGATTAGTGACATTGATGGTTGTTGTTGCCATTATAAGTTGATGTTTATTGTGTTGTTGGTTGTTGTGCTTTGCGTAAAGCTGTCCTCAAGAGTTCCATTGACATATACCTCATAATCAGTTGTCAGATCTCCACAATTGGTTGCTGGAGGATTGCCATTCTCAAAGTCATAATCATCATAAGGAATGGAACACCAGTCATTGTAATCATAAATTGATAGTGATGCATTCATGGTCCATCCAGCTGTGACATCTGGTCCTCTATTTATGAATGGTTGAGTTGCAATATCTCCATTGATATCCATGAACTCCTCAAATCTCCATTGCTTGAATGTGATTCTGATGTCATTACAGATACTCAAGCAATCAGAATGAATCTCATTGACTTGCCTATATTCCTGAAGATTATATTTATCACAAATAGTTATTATCATATTTACATTAACAGCTTGATCAGTCATAGATCCAGGCTGTAATGTTACAACCATCAAAGGATATTGTGCAGCATCTCTGGAGATAGCATCAAGAAAATCACCTTGGAAGAATTCGTTTATCTGCCTGTGTTCTGTTGCTATTATTTCCAGCTCTTTCATTAACTGGTTTAATGTCTTTTCCATCTTTATTGAGATATGCTTTTAATTTATCAATCTGTTTCTTAGAGAATTTCATTGGATCCAGTTCAATGGTTTATATCCTGTCTTATCTTTCTTGACATACTCATTGCAATGATCAGAACACATATCACAATATTCTGGATATTTTGTTGCTTGGTCATCCATAAGGAAGCCAACTAATCTCTCCTTGTAAAAATATGCATCCTTTCTTAACTGATCTCTAAGCTCGTTAACATCAGCAAGAGAATTAGCTTGAATGTTCTCATCTTGCACTCTTCCTGTTGTCTTATTAGTTAACTTCTCATTCAATAGTAATGCTGCTCTGTAATCAACGAATGCAACCAAACAAGGAACAACATAATCATTCATCAATAAGAGATAATCAGCTGTCCATGTGGATGTCTCTACTCTATCAAGCAAGGCTCGATATAAGGGAGTCCCAAGAGCTGGCTGAATATGCATGTCTTGACTTCTCTTGATAGCAACTGCCAAGAGTTTTGTATCTGTATTGCTGTGGATCAATCCTAATTTTTTAAGATTCTCCACTGAAAGTAGGTAGTTCATATCTTATCTTTTTACAACTAATTGTTGAATCCATTCATGTCTACACCATGGTGTTGATACTTGAGTATCTGGATTGGTATACCATCCACCTCTGTACTTCCACACATCTCTGTCAACTCGAGCAGATATTGTGTTAATCTCATCCCTGGTGTAAAGTCTATTAAGGTCCATTAATCTCTCGCAGAATTGTCTTGATCCACTCTTTGCCGGTGGAACATCAAGCCTTGTTCTGTATCCATAACGAACCTCAAATCTTTCAATAGGAATATCAACCTCTCTGACCAATGACTTTCCCAGATCAGTGACCTCTCCTTTTGTGATGACCTCCCATCTCATAAGCTTAGCCATTGACTTGGCAATCTCCTCAATGTTTGTGTTGAGAGCCTTGGCAATGCCATTTGAATCTTCACCATCTCCAATGAGCTTCAATACATTTTTATCAAAGTCATTTAGCTCTGCTGAGATTTCTCCAATAGTTGCAAAGAGTTGATCTTGTTTTGAGAATACATCAGCTGATGGAGTATCCCAAGCAATTGGAAATGTTGCAATCACATCATATTGTCCAGCTGATTCACCATATTCAGCAAAGTATCCAATCTCATCATCTTGATGGTCAAACTTGCATGAGCTCAATTGCTGTGGAGCTGTGTTCATTCCAACAATTCTCCTCGCTTGTGCCTCATCAATGGTTGGAAATGATGCCATAATGATACTCAATGCACTATCATGAGATATCTTTCCTTCATTTAATTTAGTAGTGATATCTATCAATGCATTAACATCTTGTCTGTTGAATGCTGAATCTTGTTGTGCTGCCACTGGTGCAACTTCAGCTATTCCAATTGGTTTAACATCTCTCAACTTAACAACACCAACATCTCCTGAGAGTCTGACCATTTCATTCAATATCCACTCAAGTCTCTTCTGTCTTGTATCAACATAAGTTGTCTTGAATATCTCGAATAAATCAGCACTCTCAGCTGCATTGAATGATCCTTCTGGAGCAACTCCAAATAATGATGGAGCAACAACTGCATGAGCCACAAGAATGTTCTGTTGAACGCTTGACTCAAGAGCATCATATCTCTTATCCAAGTCATTGCCTGTTAAATTCTCAACTCTTGGAGCTTGATCTGAGGATGGTGCAAATGTGATGATGATATCTCCTGAATTCTCAATATTGGATGCTGGTCCTTTGATTTGATTCTTGAATGACTCTGCCTCCTCTTGAGTTTCTGGAAAGCCATCCATGAAAGTGATCATAGTTCCAGACTTGAATCCATTTTGTAATTCATACATGTGGAATTTACTTATATCAACATCAGTCTGGATTGCTGTGATTCCTCCTTGATATGGTGGTTTTGGATATACTCCATGTTCTTTGCGGCCCTTCTTGGCTGGATCCTTGTAATACAATACAAATGATCCTGTCTTATTGGTCTCATCAAGAGCTGGCAATGTTCTTAGATTTGTTTTCTCAGCTGATTGCTGTTGCATTGTCCAGTCATCAGAAAGATAATACATTCTTTCATCAGATGAGATTCTGATTGCATCAATGGCAAGATACTCCCACACAGCAACCCTTGTCCCTTCTCTGTTCCAGGTACCCTTAACAGCGAATGCTCCGAATAATTCATAATCAAAAGCCAATTGCTCAACAATCTCATTCATGTTGAAATCAGAATAAGGATTGGCAATGAATCTTGCAAGCTCACCAGATACAACCTCAAGACCTCCACCAGCAATGTAGTGAGTCTTATTCTTGATGATACCTTGGTGCCAGGCTGATCCATTGTAAAGATCAACTAAAAAATAAGGATAGTCATTCTTTTTTCCCCATTTAATAAAGCCAAGCATTCTATCTTGCTCCTCAATTGGTAAAACAAAGTCCTTTCTGAATGACATTGATTCTAACTTATTCATATATATTGAATGTTATGTTTGTTGAAAATTCAATTGATGGTGAGTCAATGGTAAACACATGAGCTCTACCTTCCTCAACCAATCCATCTGATAACTCTGGATCAAGATTTGTTGTTGATGTTTGTTGATAGATTCTATATGTGTAGTATCCATCATAATCAAAGTCAAGATCAACACCATCCACAAGCAAGAATTCATCATATCTGGATGTTGCTGTGCTGATATTAGTCAGGATACAATAGTATTTTAAAAATGATTGCTCATGCTCAAATTCAAAGAGATAGTAAACTGGACTAACTGTTGTCAGTTCCGTTACTGTTACTATAAGATTTGAAGATGTATCCTTCTGTATTCTCAACATTTTTAATTAGTTTAGGTTTTTTTCTCTCGAATATATGGATCAATCCAATTGATTGGTAAAAGTCCTCTTTGCCTCTTTCAATAGTTAACCATTTCTTGAGGAAATTTGACCACTGCATTGTGCCAATGTATTTCTTTAATATTTCCATAATTCAAATATACAAAAAAAGGAGGGACACTGCCCTCCCTTCTATTAAGAGTTTAATCAATTATTAAATTGATGGAGATTGCTGTGTAAGTAGAGATGCGTAAACAGCTGGATCAACATCTGGAACTGCATCATTTTCTAATCCACCCATGATGATATCATGACCTAATCTGTCAGACTTAAGAACACCAGAGCCATAAGCTGAAGCTTCAGCAATCTGAAGGCCTTCACCAAATCCTAATGCAACATAAGTGCCATCAGCTTTCTCAACTATTGCAACCACTTCGTTCTGACCTAATAAGTGAATCTCTGAACGCAATTCCTTTGTATCTGATGCTAAGATCATTGTCAAAGTTTGCTCATACCAAAGAGTTCCGTTACCTTTGTTCACTCTGATTGGTGCAGTGTAGCTTGATAAGTTAGATTTTAACTTATATAAGAATACTTCACCAGTAACAGTCAAAGCAGTAACCTCATTGTCAGCAATTGTGGATGCAGATACATTACCTAATGGGAACAATAACACTGACTTGATACCACCTTTTCCATTGGTACAAGCTCTGTCATTATATCCGCTTGTCATATTACATGCCATAAAGCTTAAATTTTTTAATGTTTATAAAATAGGGAGCAGTTGCCCACTCCCTTGTTAGTTATTAGTTAGGAGATCCAGTTCCGTTCCACACTCCGATTTGATTCAAGAATGGTACTTGAACACCAGCTCTGAACTTAGAACGTAGGTATATCACATCATCATCTTGAGAATACCATAGGTCAAAGTTTTCAAAGTCTGAACTTAAGTCAGTTCCGAACACAAATTGAGATGCTCTACCAGTGTAGATGTTATCAAGACCATTCAATCCGTTAACTTTAACAATTCTCATGTTTGTTCCTGGAAGGATCAACTCATTCAAGTCACCAATGTTAGCTGGATTGTAGTGGAATAAGTTATCATCAACCAAGTTCTTAGTCAAGTAGTTAAAGTTCTCACGTCCTGTAAAACAAATGAAATCATTAGCTTCAGCAACATTTGCTGGAGTTTCAATGAAACAGTTGTAAAATACATCAAATGCATTAGATGCAGAGATTGATGCAACCGATGTTGTATTCAAGTTAACACAACCATTAGCAGTTGTAAGGAATTGACGGAATCCATTCATGAATGCCAAGTTTCCAGAACCTGTTGCTTTGTTTCCTTTCCAGATTAACTTATCCAATTCAAATGAATGTAACTGCAATAAGTAGTTGATGATTTGTTGCTCAAATGGTAAAGTCTTATCTTCAGCCATTGCTCCTGGTCTAAGACCTAACTGAGTCCAGAATCCATCAAGATCCTTCTGACAGAAAGATTTCATATATCCAAGAGTCTCAACTGCAATAGCTCTGTCAGTGAATACTGTGTCTCCAGATGGAGTCATAGTACAATCACCAGCTTGATATACAACTGAGTCATCCATCAATTTCAATTCTTGAGACCCTTTGATTCCTTGTTGAATTGATACATATTGTAATGTGCGAGCTTCAGTTACTGACTTAACAATTAAGTCCTCTCTTTGCTCATCAACATAAGCTGCAAGACCAGATACATCCCAGCTAAATTTTGTTTGTAGATATTTTTTTAACGACATTTTTATTATACTTTAGAATTTTTCAAAAACATTTGTCTGGCTGTCAAGTTGCCAACTTTGCTGAATTTCTCAGCCTCTTTGGTTTGTACTGATGGTTGAGCTT